CCGCCGTCGATGATCGGTGTGACCACGCCGGGTGCGATGTCGTATGCGTCCGTAGAGTCGAACCAGTTGGCGTTCCTGCAGCATTCTTTGGTCCCATTTTTGTCCAAACTTGAGGCCGAGTACAGCGTCCTGTTGGCTGGTCGTGCGTTCATCCGTTTCACCACCGCAGGTCTGCTGCGTGGCGACATCGCCGCACGCAACGCCTCGTATGCGTCAGGTCTCGCCAACGGCTACCTGTCGGTCAACGACATCCGCCGCTTCGAGGACATGACACCAATCGAAGGTGGCGACGCCTACCGCGTACCGCTCACCAACATCGACATCACCGCAGCGAACCTCGCCGACCTCGACCGCAAATCGGCCATCGCCCAACGTCTCATCGCCTCAGGTTTCCAGCCTGCGTCGGTGCTCGCAGCCCTCGACATGCCACCCATTGAGCACACCGGTGTTCCGACCGCGGCCCTGCAACCGCTCGCCTCCATCAATCCGATCGCACCCGCGACCGTCTACGACGCAGGCACACGCGAACTCAACCTCAACATGCCCGAACAAATCATCCACGTCACCCCACCGAACGTTCACGTCGACGCACCCGTCGTCAATGTCCCCGAAACCGTCGTCAACGTCAACGTGCCCGAGCAACGCACCGTGGTGCGTGAGGTTGAACGCGACGCAGACGGCAAGGTTCTGCGCGTCATCGAGAAGGTTGGTAGCTGATGGCAACCGGAGTTTCCGCATACCTGGCGAACGCCTGGCTGGATGCGGTCGGCAACAACAGTTCTTTCTCGGTCGGGACCGCGTATGTAAAACTTCATGTCGGTGACCCTGGAGCCAACGGCACAGCGAACGCGGCAACGGAGACGACGCGCAAAGCGGCGTCGTTCGCAGCCGCCTCGGCGGGCTCGATCGCATCTGACGCCGCAATCACCTGGACGAACATCGCAGGCTCGCAGGACGCAACCCACTTCACCGCATGGGACAACGTGTCCGCAGGAAACTTCCTCTTCTCGGGAACCATCACCGCCAACGCCTACTCCGCCGGGGACACGTTCACGATCTCGTCGGGCGCGCTCACAGTCTCACTGACCGTCGCCTCCTGAGTAGGCAGCCGTGACGACACGGTTCATACTCGACACCTCGGCACTCGACGACGCGAACGTCGGACTCGACGGCCCGTCACCAGCGTTCGTCCTCGACACCTCAGCGCTCGACGGCGACGGCAAGCTCGACGGCTTTACCTTCACCACCACCGCGGCCGCCGCCGCAGCTCTCGGTGCGGAGTCGGCGTCGGCGACTGGCACGGTCACACCCGTCATCACCGCAACCGCCGACGCACCGCTGGGTGAGTTGCTGGCGGAAGTTTCAGAAATCATCATCACGGTCGACGCAGACGCAACCGCCGATTTGGGCGGGTTGACCGCCGCGGCGGACGGCGTCACCACGATCGTCGCATCGGCGTCTGCGAGCCTCGGAGAAGCGACATCGGCGGCCACCGGGTTGGTCACCGTGGTCGCCACCGCAGAAGCGCTTCTGGGCTCTCTGGCGGCCGCAGCCGACGGAGCCGTCTCGGCTGACGCAGTCGGCGACGCCCCGCTCGGCGGCGTCGACGCGACCGCCACCGGCACGGTCACCCCGCAGCCGACACCGACACCGACACCACGGCCAGGCGGCATGCCGTACCGTCAGCCGCGACGCAAGAAGCAGCCCGACGTAGCACCTGTGCTACAAGTACCCGAACCCGTCATCGTCGTCAACGTGGTCGAGGCGTTCGTGACACCAATCGTTGCGTCGGTGACTGCGACGGCGACAGGTGCGGTGACGTTCAGCCGCGAGGAAGACGACTTGCAAGTAATCTTGATGCTCTGAGGTAATCATGACCATTTCGCACAGTCAGATTTCAGTCGGTACAGTCGCAACGTCACTCGAACTGAGTTATCAGATGGAGCACACCGTTTCGATTCACAACATGGACAACACCGACCGGGTGTATCTCGGCGGGTCGGCGGTCACGACGACCAACGGATTCGCGTTGGACAAAGGCATCATCATCACGGTCACACTTCCAGCCGGTGACAATCTGTTCGCCGTATCCAGCAAATCTGGTCATGTCGTCGCAGTTCTGCAACCTAAACCGAACGCCTGATGCCGTACTTCATCACCGACTCGTCACCTGACTGTTCGGGTTGGGCGACCATCAAGGAAGACGGCGAGGTCATCGGCTGCCACACCAACAAGCAGGATGCCATCGACCAGATGGTTGCGGTGTCGATCGCCGAAGAGATGGAGCCGGGCGGGGAACGCGCCACGGCTGGCGAACTGCTCGTTGAGGATTACGTTTCGTGGACCGAAGGCGAAGACACCAAATACGGCGAAGTCAAGATGGTGTTTCCACCAGGCATGGTCAAGTTGCCTGGGATGGCTGGAGAACTTGAATCCACCGAAGACGATCCGGTCGCGCTGATTCAGATTTATCAGCAAGGCCAGGAAGGATTCGAGGAACAAGACATGTATGTCGCAGTCAAGTTCTCCGAACTGATGCGCATCCCAGAACTTGAGCAGTCCGAGGAAGAGGAAGATGCCTCGTACATGGATGACGATGAGGACGAACCAAACGGCGACGACGTCAACTCGAGGGCCGACGCACCCGCCCCGAAGAAGGACCAGATCACCGGGTCGGAAAAGAACCAACCGGGTTCGGCTGCTGGGAAAGGTGGCGACATCGAACTTGATGCGGCGACCGAGACCGCGTTGAGCAACAAAGCCGAAGAACACAATCAGGACATGTCGGACCGTGACCGACCCGAGTGGACTCGGGTGCGTGTCGGTGCGTTGCGTTCCGTCTACCGTCGCGGTGCCGGTGCTTACTCGACGTCTCATCGTCCTGGCGTGTCGCGTGGCGCGTGGGCGATGGCCCGCGTCAACGCGTTCCTGTTCCTCGCCCGCACCGGCCGACCTGAGAATCCCGCCTACGTCGGTGACAACGATCTGCTGCACCCGGACCATCCTCGCTACTCCGAATCGAACTCGCTCGACGAGCGTGCGCTGCCTCAGAACTATCGCCCCGCGTCGTCGGCCGACGTGCCAGCGAACCGCAACTGCGGCAACTGCGGCTTCTACAAGAAGTTCTATTGCAAACGTTGGGATGCGCTCGTGTCGCCCGCGTACTATTGCAACGCCTGGGTGGAAGTCGAAGGGCTGCCCAACGAGAACCCGGGACAAACCGTCCAGACCGGAGACGTCAACGATGAAGATCCGCAGTACCAGCCGTACATCAACACCTACGACCGGCAGCTCACCTTCGACGTCCCCGACTACATCCGTGCTGCTGCGCGTCGCGGTCTGGATTACTACGGGCAAGGTCTCGCTGGTGACGGTCTTGTGGCGAGAACTGTTCGTGAGGCCCGCGACATGGCTGCGGGAAGAATCACGGAGGACAAAGTCATTCGTGCAAACGCTTGGGGAAAACGACACCTGGTAGACCTCGAAGCCCCGCAGAACTCGAACGCCGACAACGACGGATTCCCCGGTGCGGGTGCGGTCGCGTTCTACCTGTGGGGCATCAACCCGCTCGATCCGTCACCGGCGATGGACTGGTTCGAGCGGCAGGCGGAACGCATCCGCGAAGAGGAAGACCGTGTCGGTCGGCTCAACGTGCTGTTGCGTTTGTCGAAGTTGTTCGTGGACAAGTAATGTGCCTGGTGGGCTAACCTAGAGTGCCATGACCGACAAGGTTGAAACCCGGCGTCTGACCGTCAACGAGTTCGAGGTCCGTGAAGGGCCGACCGGTGATGGCATGTCGTTCAGCGGGTATGCCGCGGTGTTCAACACCGAATCGGAACCGTTGCCGTTCCGCGAGTACATCCGCCCCGGTGCGTTCGCGAAGTCGTTGAAGTCGAAGAACAACATCCGCATGTACATGAACCACGATTCGACGATGCTGCTTGCGACGACCCGCGCCAAGACGTTGCGTCTGATGGAAGATGAACGCGGTCTGAAGGTCGACGCCGATCTACCCGACACCACGGTCGGTCGTGACCTGTCGACGCTCATCAAGCGGGGCGACGTGGATTCGATGTCGTTCGGGTTCTCGGTGCCGCCACGCGGCGACTCGTTCTCCGACGACGGCATGAGGCGCGAACTCAAGGAAGTGCGCCTGTACGAAGTGTCGGTCGTGACCGGGTTCCCCGCCTACCAGGCGACGAGCGCGACTGTGCGCACCATCGACAAGCTCGCCGAACGTACCGCTACTGATGCGGACAAACTGGCCGACGCGATCACCGTGCTCGAAGCCGGGTCGGAGTTGAACGATGAACAAGCGAGCCTGCTGCTGGATGTTGTCGGCAAGCTTCGTAAGCAGCCCGAACCTGAGGCGAAGATTCCTGCGTCGATTCTGGCGAAACAGTTTGACCTGCAAAGCAAGATAGCCTAGACTCGAGTCATCGCCTTCGCTGCGGAGCCGCAGGAAGGTGCCGGTTGAGGAGCCTCTCCGGGTGCGATACAAATCCCTGCACCACGAACACGACAATCGGAGAACACCACTCATGAACGAATACATCAAACGTCAAGTCGAGCAGCGTCAGCGTGCGTGGGAAGCAGCCAAGGCTCTTCTCGACACCGCAGCCGCTGAGAAGCGTGACTTGACCGCAGAAGAAGAAGCGTCGTACAAGAAGATGAACGACGAGCTCAACGAGCGCGCCGCACGCATCGACGCCCTCAAGGCCGATGCCGAGCGTGAAGCCAAGATTGAAGCGGCAACCCGTGACATCGCTGGCCAAGTACGCCCAACCAGCAAGGCCGTGTCCACCGACGCAGACGTTCTGCGTTCGATGGCTCGTGGCGAGACTCGTTCGTTCACGTTCGAGTCTCGTGACGTCGTCAAGACATCGACCGGCGCACCAGTACCAACGTCGTTCTTCGACCAGGTCATTGCGCAGGCTCGTCTCGTCGGCCCAATGCTCGACACCTCGACCGTGCTGCGCACGGCTGGTGGCGAGAACCTCCAGATCCCATCGCAGGCTGGTTGGTCAACGGCGGCAATCACCGCTGAAGGCTCAGCCATCAGCGAGTCCGATCCGACGTTCAACAGCTTCATCACC